CAACAAAATTATTTTATTTTAAGGAGGTAACTTTATGAAAAGTTACAAAGGGTCACTTCGGTTTCGTTATGACGATAAAAAGAACGAAACAACTTTATATGCGTATCTAGGCGATGAATTAATCTGTAGATTAAAGAAGCCAGGTATGGTTAGCGCTAAAGAAGCGCAAACAATTCGGGATATGGTCGCTGCAAGCATGGCATCCAAGGGCTATGTTACAATGATCGATCCTAGACAATAATTTAAGGAGGTGTCACACAAATGGCAACTAATCGAAATCAAATATTTGGTGAGTACTTTGATTTACCTAACCCAGGATTACGGGCTTACTTTGAGCACGTCGTGGAAGGTAATGACGAAGAGTACAGAACCACTTTCTTCAAAGGTAAGTCACTTGAAGATATTCTTTCAGGATGGGAAAGCACTCTTGCTTCTATCGGCGAGCAGTGGCCATCTCTGTTGGAATTCGAGAATGACTTGCGTAAGAAAGTCGGACCAATGTCAATAATGAAGCCGCTCTCTGAGCGACTTCCAGACATTGATGCTTACTACGATTCGATCCTCCTTGAATCGAAACCAATCCCAGAATCTGCCGTCTCAAAGACTCTGGAATGTCTCAAACCTCTGCGCGGTTTGAGACTGCGAAATATTAGCAGAACAATTGACGTGATGAAAAAGTCCACTAACAGTGGATCACCTTACTTCACCAAGCGTCGAACTGTTGTTGACAAAACTATTCCCGCCGAAATATCCGTTGAATCGGATACTATTATTCAGCATCTGAATTCAGATGTATACAAAGGCTGTGCTGTCTTAGGATGGCGTGGTCAAGAAGGTGGGCCGGAAATTGAAGACGTGAAACAGCGCGTTGTGTGGATGTTTCCTTTTGCAGTCAACATTCAGGAACTTAGACTTTATCAACCCTTGATTGAGTCATGTCAAAAATTCAATCTCGTACCTGCTTGGGTTGGCATGGATGCAGTTGATGAAGAAATTACAAAACTATTTGATACTAAGGGAAAAGATGATCTGGTTATTTGCACAGACTTTTCCAAGTTTGACCAACATTTTAACTCTGATATGCAAAGGTGTGCGAATCAGATATTATCTGCAATCTTAACCGATTCGTCAGATTCACAGACATGGTTAAACGAAGTTTTTCCAGTTAAGTACATGATACCCCTTGCTTATGACTGGAATAAGATACGTTTCGGCAATCACGGCATGGGTAGTGGTTCCGGCGGTACAAACGCTGATGAAACGTTAGTTCACAAAACGTTGCAATACGAAGCAGCTCTAACCCATGGAGCGGAGCTAAACCCTCATTCAATGTGTCTGGGTGACGATGGCTTACTTACTTACCCAGGGATCACCGTTGATGATGTGGTGTCGACGTACTCTAGCCATGGTCAGGAAATGAACACTGATAAGCAGTACGCCAGCAAACAAGACTGCACATATTTACGTAGATGGCATCACACCGATTACAGAGTTAATAATATATGTGTAGGCGTTTACTCAACCTATCGAGCTTTAGGTAGGTTGGCTGAACAAGAGCGATTTTATGATCCTGAGGTGTGGGGTCCTAAAATGGTTGCTCTGAGACAACTTTCTATCCTGGAAAATGTGAAGTATCATCCATTACGCGAAGAGTTCGTGGCCTATTGCATGAAAGGAG